ACCCAGATATCGAATCTTTATTTGATAGAAAAACAACAGAAGATGTTCAAGTCTTACTTGATGATTATTTGTCCTCCGACACGTCCTCTGAAAGAAACTCAAGTGAGACTACCAAATATTCTTCTAATAACACTGGAGTCGACGAGGCCTTTGATAAATTCATGAACAATGATTGACCATAGTCCTCCTCCTTGTTGTAGGGATCGCCACCCGCCCTTGGTTAAAAAAGGGTGGCACCTATGCTCACATATATCTGCCTCCTCGTTGGCGTGAGTGGAAACGGGTTATGCCGGCTAAAGATTCCTAAATTTATTCATAATCCAGATTATGTAATAAATGTAATTTTCAAGATTATCATAGGAGCATACAATGAAAGTTAAAACACCAAAATTTATTAATTATATTTTTAAGAAAATATGCGTTGACAGATCATTCCAGAGAAAAGTCTGTTGGTCTGATGATAAAATAAGAAAATTTATTTTATCTGTAAACAAAAACAGGACTCCATATCCAATTGTTGTATCGGATATAGAATCCGGTATATATACGTCAGTTACTAACTTAGACGAAAGCAGTGAAAACTATTATAAGCGAATTCAGAGTGATGGATTTACTTGGATCTCGCTTGATGGCTTGCAAAGATCAACAGCATTGATGAAATTCTTCAATGACAAAATAACAGTAACTGGTAGATTCAAAGACGCAGATGGAAAATCAATCGACATTGATAACAAGTACTTTAGTGCATTACCTCAAAGACTTCAAGATAAATTCAATGATTATGTCGTTGAGATAAAAGTCATGGAAGATTTACTACGTGACGAGTTGAAAGATTTTTTCATCAACATCAACGATGGTGACGCTCTCAACGATCAAGAGATAAGAAATGCATACCCTACAAAGATTTCGAAGTTTATAAGAGATCTATCTGAACATGCAATCACAAAAGATGTTTGGATTAAGATTTCCGGCCTTCGTCAGTCGGGTATCGATCGCTCTTTGGACGCTGAACTTTTACTCAAAGCCTTCATGGCAACCCACCCAGATAAAAATTATAGTCCAAACAAAAAGGTTATGGACAATTTTTACAAATTAGGTTGTGAAGGAAATAATGTAAATGAATATCGTCAAGAAGTCAGGGATCGTTTCAAATCTATTATGACAATTGTTAGAGATCTCTGCGATCAGCAGACTGTTCACGTTGGTAAAGGAAAAATACCACAAAGACAATGGTGGGCAATAGTCTTTCTAGCAGCAGAGGTTTATGACAATAATCTTCAAATCAACAACTATGCTGAGGCATATAAAGAGATATACATCTTAGAAAAAGATTTGATGGCACAGTCAAAAACAAAACAAGGTAAAGATCATGATCTCTACAAAAAGTCTCTAAGTACATCAACTCCATTAGATGAGCCATCAGATGCTCATTACTATTGGCACTGGGCTGGTGAACCGCTCAAGTGGAGTGAAAGAAGAAAAAGATTAAGAGATTTATTTTCTCAACCTCTAGACAATGTTTCTGCAAAGGACGATTCCTCGGCAGCAGCAAAATAAACTAATCGAAGTACCTTGAGAAGATTAGAGACCGCAGGGGGGCATGGGTTTACAGATGCCCCATTATTTATAGGAGAAATAATGGATAAGCAACAAATTTCGAACGTATGTTTCGTAGCCTCACTGGCATCAGTGGTGGTTTCAATACTAACTTGGGTATTCGCTGGAGAAGACCCTGCTCACGCTGAAAGGTTTGGTATCTTTATTGGCTTGTGGGCACCAACCCTAATGGGCTTAGCAAACTATTACAGGGAGTAATCATGAATCTAATGGAGTTTCTGTTCGCTGTGACAGCAGTGTCAGGTTCAACAACCCTCATAATACTATGGCAGTATCTGATATATAAGTTGGATCAAGATGATAGTGAAGAAGTAATAGAAAATGAAGAAATAAGAATAGTTAAACAAAAGGAGGCCTAATTGGGTAAGATAGTTAAAATGAGTAAATCAAAACCGGGTAAAATTGATATTGGTGCAATGAAAAAATTTGTTAATAAACAAGTTGGAATCGATATCGCACATGATCTCCGTCAGGATAATCCTACAGAGGTTAAAACTTGGATCCCTACGGGATCTAGGTGGCTTGACTCTATAACGTGTAGAGGAAAGTATGGTGGTATTCCTGTCGGGAAGATCACCGAGATTGCTGGACTATCATCAGCCGGCAAATCTTTTATGGCTGTTCAGATAGCCGCCAATGCTCAAAAGATGGGTCACACTGTGGTCTACTTTGATGCTGAAAGTGCTATCGATCCACAGTTTCTTACAACTGCCGGAGTCAATACAGATGAACTTCTGTATATTCAGGCTCTATCTGTGGAAAAGGTTCTTGAGACAATTGAGGATCTTATGGGTGAATACCCTGAAACTAACTTCTTATTTATCTGGGATAGTATTGCTGCTACCTCATCTGAAAAAGAAATAGAATCAGACTTCAATCCTCAGTCCACTATGGCTGTTAAGCCTCGCATTTTTGCTAAGGCTTTTCCAAAACTAACAATCCCTCTTGCCAACCAACAGTGCACGTTAATCTTGATCAATCAACTCAAGACAAACATCACTAACAATGTGGCCGAAGCAATGACAACCCCGTTTATTGCTCCGGGCGGTAAAGCGATTGAGTATTTCTGCTCCCAGCGCATTTGGTTAACAAAGCGAAAGGCCAAAGCAGGATACGTTACTGATGATTCTGGTCTTCGGATTGGGTCTGAGGTCAAAGTCAAGGTTGAAAAATCTCGCTTTGGAACGGAAGGAAGAACTTGTGGGTTCAAAATCCTGTGGGGTGGAGAGGCACGTATTCAAGATGAAGAATCGTGGCTTGAAGCCTTGCGTTTATCTCAATCAGATCGATTTCGGGTAGGGGGCGGTTGGTACTACCTTACCGATTCAAAGGGTAAGGAGCATAAGTTTCGGTCGTCACAATGGTTAGATAAACTAAAAGATCAAAAGTTTAAGTCTCTGGTCTTTGAAATTATGGATGAAGAGATAATTAAGAAGTTCGATACCGAAGGTAAGAACTTTGGTGTTGAAAAAGAAAAATAAAACAAATCCTTTGAGCACAACTCGTTATCAGCCCCCATTCCTTAATTGGTTTGGGGGTTTTTTCTTTATTTATTTGACAACAGACAACAGACAGGTTATATTATTAACATAATAGAGGGCAATATGAAAAAAATATTATATTGGAGTAAGGAGTCATCCGGAACCAATAAAAGTAAAGGTTTGCTGAAGGAAGAAACTAAAACTAAGTTTATAGTTCTTTCTGGTAACTTTCATATCGAACTACATTTTCCTAAAAAATTATATACTTATGAAGTCGTGGAGGACAAATGAAAAAAGTATTGTTGATCGATGGACTAAACATGTTCATCAGAAGTTACATAGTGAATCCAACACTTGACAAAAAAGGAAGGCCAATAGGAGGCTGTATAGGATTTCTGAAGTCACTTCAAAAAGTCGTGAAGAAATTTGAACCTTCAGAAGTCATAATCGCATGGGATGGTAACGAAGGATCCCAACGTAAAAAATCGCTGAACAAAAATTACAAAGAGGGTAGAGGCCCTATAAGATTCAATCGTAGATTGTTTGATCTTACACCTGAACAACAAAAAGAAAATAAAGCACACCAACTTTATAGACTAGTGGAGTATCTAAATGAATTACCAGTTATACAAATCATTATTGACCACATTGAAGCCGATGATGTTATCGCTTATGGAGCACGGCACCCTTATTACAGAGGGTGGGATAAAATCATTGTTTCATCCGATAAAGACTTTTATCAACTCTGTGACAACAAAACATACATCTATAGACCCATCCAAGATAAGTTGGTTTCAAAGCAAACTATTCTTGACGAGTTCAAAATACACCCTAACAATTTTGCCCTTGCTCGTGCCATTGCTGGAGACCCAAGCGATAACTTACCGGGAGTGTCTGGTGTTGGGCTTAAGACAGTTGCTAAAAGGTTCCCATTCTTGGCTAATGAAAAGGAATCTACTTGCCAAGAGATTATTACAAATTGTGCAATGCAAGGAAAAAAGCTTAAATTACATGAGAACATTATCAAGTCTAATGATCTAATAAAGAACAATTATAAGATTATGCAACTTTATACACCAAACATTAGGCCGATAAATAGAATAATCATCGATAATGCAATATTGCAGTTTGAACCTGATTTTTCGAAACTAAATTTTATTAAATTGTTATTTGAGGATGATTGCTCATATATCAATTTTGATAAAATGACCAGAATTTTAAATAATATAAAAAGATAATATTATACTTGTTTTTTTCACAAAAAGAGGATATAATTATTTTACATTGGAGGACATATGAAAACAGAAAACGAAACATTTATAAGATTTGGAAAAAAATTCCAAGAAAACATGTGCCAAATCATGTTAGAGGACAGACCATTCTTCGACCAGATATCGGAAGTTCTGAAAATAGAATTTTTTGAACTAAAATATCTTCAGATTTTTACTGAAACATTAATGAAATACAGATCTAAATATAATACACATCCGAACTATGAAGTTATGGAGGCTTTGTTGAGAACTGAATTGAATCATTATGATGATGCTGCAGCAATTCAAGTTAGAAACTTTTTTGCTAGAATTGTTAAATCTGACGGTGTAGAGGAGGCTTCATTTGTAAAAGATAAGTCTCTTGACTTTTGTCGGAAGCAAGTTCTGAAAGGAGCAATGATGAAATCTATTAAGCTAATAAAATCTTCGTCATTTGATGAAATTGAAAAAGTCATTCAAGATGCTTTGAAACTAGGAACCGACAATAACTTTGGTCACGAGTATCACAGAGATGCATTGGCACGTTTTGATGTTATAAACCGTAACCCTATCTCAACAGGGTGGGATAGAATGGATGAAATTATAAAAGGAGGATTAGGTAAAAATGAACTTGGAGTTGTTATTGCTCCTACTGGTGCTGGAAAGTCAATGGTTCTTGTCCACCTCGCGGCCCAAGCACTCAGACAAGGAAAAACAGTAGTATATTATACTTTAGAATTAAAAGATACCGTAGTTGGAGGTCGCTTTGATTCTAATCTAACGGGTATACCCCTAGGTGATCTAAGACAGAGAAAAGAAGAGGTTCTAGAATCTATTCAAGATGTTGAGGGTACTTTGATAATAAAAGAATATCCAACTAAATCTTCCTCTCTTTTT